TTCCTCCAAGCTCCTTCTCTGTTTTTGTCAGTTTGCTAAAATTCCTATCTGGTCTATTTATGCAGAAGCCCCTATATCCCCTGTTTTTAAAATGGTATAACAACCTCGGTTTGTTGTTCTCTATAAGCACTGGCATACCATAAAAAATACAAGCCATAAGCACCTCTTCAAAAAATATCTCTGCTGTCTGCGGCCTTGCGACATACTCTAAGAAGAACTCGTTCACCGGAGCATCGTCCATGTGGAACTTTGTCATTCCGTGGAGCGATCCGCAGGACCCTCTTCCTCCTACTACCGCTGATATGTCGTATGGGTCACATCCAAATGAGCCAAGGTGTTCATTACCAGGATAATTTATTCCGTTCCTAGTATGTACATTATTAGCATAGTGTGCAGGTGGAAACCATCCTATCAAGAATCTTCCATGTCTATTTGGTGTCCATATCACCTTACTGTCCTTTATGCCATCCTTCCAAGAGAATGAGCCTCTTGTGAGATAGTGTGACATTATCAATGAGTCGTTGTAATCTATTTGCTGATATATCTTTGTCAGGTTAAATAGCGCCTGCTTACTCTCGTCTCTGAATGCGTGTGACTCTGTTCGTGGGAACTGTCTGTAGAACTCGTTGAGTGCATCGGCATCATTTTTAAGCGAGTCAACCTCATTCTCCCAATAGTCAATGGCACCAGTTGAGATTTTTGCTCCATCAACTCCTATTACAGGAGCTTCAGGCTTTCTGAATACAGGCATTCCGTACCTGTCAATAAAGCCTTCCATGTTCCATTCCATTGGAATAAACAGAGAGTACATACCACTCTTTGTCTGTCCGTTAGCATTTCGTGCGGTTGCATTTGAGTCGTAGTACAGTGACTTGAAGTTCTCACCCCCTTTATTCAAAGCATTTGAGGTTGATCCCATCATGCACTTGCCGATAATCTTACTACCTAATCGCAAACAGGTTTTTGTTACACGCCAGTTGTTTAGGATGTTGTTTGGCTTAATCCACTTTCCACTCTCGTCATGCGCCAGGAACAACAGCTTCTCTCCATCATAGGAGTTCTCCTCAGTGTTCTTCCAGTCTATTGTGGTATCGAGACCTTTGATGTCATTGTCGCCAATCTCGTGCATATTTTTTTTTGTTATCTTGGATGCCGGTACTCTGAACGCCAACTCTGTCTTTGGCTTGTCCATACCGTCCATGATGGGCTTAAAAAAGAATGGTAGCTTGTTATTGATTGGAACTACTTTGTCTGTGAACATCTTCTTAGCATCGGCACCGGTCTTTGACAGAATGCCAATCCTTGCATCTCTTGCTAGTGTGCCTAGATTTACGCACTCGGACGATGTCATAAATGAGAACCCTGAGCGTCTTATCTTGAGGTATATCATCCCGAAGCATCGTGGGTCTGCCTTGCAGGCCTCCCAAAAGAGGTATAGTATTCTGTTTGCTTCACGGAAGTCTGGGTATCCTACGTCAATGCTTGACCATTGTAGGTACATATAATGCGAACCTGTTATGTAGCATGGCTTGCCATTATTGTAGAACCAGAATCCTAGTTCTCTGTAGTCAAACTGTTGCTCTATGTAGTCAACCCATTTGTTTTTGAACTCAGCAGGCCTTTCATTCCATTGGAATATTGAAGGAATTTTCTCAAGCTCTTTTGGAGTTTTTGGTCTTTCCCAGTACTGCTCTGCTCTTGATTCGCTACGTTTATATATGTTGTCGGGTGCCGGTGGTAGGGCAATATTTACCCCTGAGATATGGACTATCTCGCCTATCTGCCCACTCTTTGAGATGACTACAATGTCGTATTGCTCATTGTAACCATACAGCCAAGTTCTGGCTTTGTTCTTGTTTAGTATAACTGCTTGTGCGACCTGGTCTTTAACAGTATAGCACAATTCGTTATTTACTTCTTCTTTCCGCAAAGCCTTGTTTTGAATCTACTTTACTAATCCCCTTGTCTGCAAAGTCAAGGGCTTCCTTTTCTGACTCAATTTTATTAAGTATCTCGAATGCGTCAAATATTGCTAGTCGTTTGGTTGCGGCAGCATTCTTTAGCTTATCTGCTGCGATGTCACCATCTTCATTACCTCCTAGTATAGGCTCTTGAGCAATTTTTACCAACTCCTCAATGGCTCGATGTCCGGCTGCAATTATTTTAAGTTTTATCTCTCTGTTGCTCATAACTTCATTGTTACGAAATGATCGAACATCCTATATAGCTTTTCACCATCAATGTCAAATTCATACTCCCCATTTGGAGCGAAGCAGACTGTATCACCTTCGTTGACACCCTTACTTCTTAAATATTCATTAGGGTACATCATTGTCCCCATCAATGGCTCTAGGCTGAACGGTTTCTTTATATAGCTCTCAGTTGCCGGCAGTGGCTTGACGAAGCAATACTTGTCATAGGCGTTCCACTTGCCTTCACTTTTGTATAAAAAAAACTGCTCCTCATCAATGAAGAACAGGTCGTCTTTAAAGAAGCTCTTGCCGCTTTTACGTCTTCCTTTTATGTCGTTATAGAACTTGAAGACGTTGTGGTGAACTATTAAAGTATCCCCATTCTTAATTGGCCCCTTGTAATTTAATGGTGTCTCTATAACTTCAGCATGGCGGTTCGAGAACTTGTAATCCTCCTCGGAGGTGTTTACAATGAACTCAATACCGGCTATTAGCTTTGTGTTGTTATATCGACTTCCATTTACAGGTTTCACTATAAATTGAGTCGGTGATTTCATTAAAAATCTATATTAAATTCGATTGAAGTTGGAATCGTTTGATTAAATTCTTTCCAAAGGACTATCTCGCCCTTCTTGTTGATTATGTATATCTTGATAGAAGAAGTGATATGGTCCCTCTTAATAAGATGAATCTCATTACTATCGCCAAGCACTTTCTGCCCAACGATATAATGGATTGCACCAGATTTGTAATCGGGACCTATCGATATCTTCCTTATGTCCATTAAGAAACTCTATTTACTGTTAGTATTACTGATGGGATAGCAGGTATTCCGACAACAGGAGCTGCGTCATAGTGCAGTTCTCCATTGGCGTTATTTGTGTACCAACCTATTTGACAATATGACGGAAGAAGGGATATAGTTATAAACCAGTTCCACGCAGCCACCAACAGGTCTCCATTATTCTCAAGTGTCACTGCCGTTGCTGAATTAGGCACTGGAACTCCATCTTTTATCAAGTAAATATAAAATAATGTTGCACCAGCACCGCCTGTCTTTTTAAGCTGTGCCGAGAACTGGATATTATATACACCTGATGCTGAGAATGTTATTTTAGTTGGGTCTCCAAGTCCGTCATTAACGATTGATACGCCTGTAGATATGTCAGTTGAATTAAACTGCATTATCTCAAATGCTGTGCCTGCTGTCCCCTGCACTGTAGTGTCATAGAAAGACCCAAGTGTAGGAACTACAAATGGCGTTGACCATGTAGCAGGAAGCCCTGCTCCTTGACTTGTCAATACCTGACCTGATGTTCCTTCGGTGCCATTGGTGTAGATAGCTTTGCTTATCTCTACTCTGCTGTTGGCATCATCAACTTTGATATAAGTTCCGTTAACAGTATTGTTCCAGTCTCCAAGAAAATATCTGTTATTGACAAAGTCAACAAGGAATCCTGACATGGTCCAACCGTTACTACCTATTTCAAAAAAGTCTTGAGCGCCAGGGAAGCATGATATGCCTACCATCTCAGCATCATCTGTTGTTATACGTAATGACTGTGCTGTTAGTCTTTTACTACCTAAGTCAACATTACCTGTAGCTCCGGTATATGGAACGTATGATGCTAATGATGACGCAAGAGCATAGACATTGCTATCAATTGTACCATCTGCTTTTAGAAACTGCGACGAGGTTCCTCCTGCCTTTATAATAGAATTTGCTGTGATGTTATATAAACCTAAAACAACATTTGCAGTCGCTCCGGTGTATGGCACATAAGTACTTGACCCAGCGACAGATATAATGTCACTTATGGTAAAGTTTTTAGTCATAAGCATATCATTCACGTCAGTGCCGATAAGCATATCTGACAATGACGGTGACGAAGGACCTGGGTATGTACTTATTTTAGCCATTTTATTGTTTTTGTGTTACTTCTCCTGTTTGTAAATTTATTACTGAGTCTTGACCGTATTTTGCTATGAGCATTTTCTCGTACTCAAAAAACTCTTGACGCATTGCATTGATCTGATTCAGGATGCCCTGCTTGTTGAGTTCTAATTCTCCGAGTGCCATTTTCGCTTTTG